CCTGATAGTGTTGTTGCACCCAGACTGCTGGCACCTGACCCTGCGATGTTTCCTGTCACGTTTCCTGTGACTGCACCGGTCAGTGGTCCCACGAATGCTGTCGCTGTCGTTGTTCCTGCCACTTGTAATGTCGAGCTCGGTGTGGTTGTTCCGATACCCACTCTTGATGCTGATCCGTCCAACGTCATTAACGTGGTTGTTACACCTCCGTCGTTCATTTTGAATGTTATGTCTGTGTCTACTATCACATTTGAAACAATTACCCCTGTGGAGTCCACTGTTATTGATAGGTCACTGTCCGCACCCACAGTCATACCAGAGTCTGTAACTATACCTAGCGTTCCGGCAGTTGTGTCGTTGGCATTGGATCTCAAGTACGATGCCGCCGCAACTCCGCCCAGTGCGTCTGAGTCCGTGGCCGTTCCTGCAAATTTTGTACCCGATATCGCTGTGGTCAGTGTTATACCTTTCTTGATCGTTGCAAATCCTGAGAGAGTGGCCTTTGGGGTGAACTCGTCTTCCGATATTATTGCGATAAGGTTACCGTCATTGAACCACTTGGTTATGTTCTGTGATGCATCCGATGAATCAACTATTACATCGTACGTGAATCCGTTTGTGGTACCTGTTGAACTTGGTGGTCCTACAAGTATCGAAGTTGTTCCATTGTAGTAGTACATCTGTCCTGTGTCTGAGTCTATCCATATATCTCCCTGTGCAGGGGCCGTGGGTTCCGTTGATTGGTACGGGACGTTTCCGCCTGACGGTACGAATACTGTTCCTGAATATACCTTTAGCCTGCTTGTTGCACTGTCATACCAAAGTTGTCCCTGTACGGGTTTAGTAGGTGCTGTCGTGTTTGCGAAGTTCTCCATCAGGTGTAGGAAGTTCTCTGCGATCACCTCTCCGTAACCTGCATAACCTTTACCTATGAACGAAAGATCAGTCTGGGTGTTCACAACACCATCCTGCACCGTGTACTGGTTTGGTGATGCTGAGCTGTTTGACTTGTTTACAGTGTACGACATCTATTAGTATCCTGTGTTACCACCTGAAGTCGTTCCACTTACTGTGTTTGAAGTTGACAGTGCAGTCGAGCTTGTTTCGGTGAATGTTGTTAAACTCTGAATCCTTAAAGTGTAATCAATTTGTATCAACCTGTTTAGAGATTTCTGTACTGGATGGAATACAACGTGTGTCAACAGTTTGTTCGTTGATCCGTTCTCTGTCCCTTCCCATGATTTCAGTCCCAATTCATCAAACACATAATCGCCATTGAAATCTGTTGTGTTGTCAAACGCGGCCTGTCCCGTGGGCTCACCATAATCCAATGTGCAAGTCACAACAATGTCGGTGTACTTGTTACCTGCCGTGTGTCTCACTTCCATCTTGTTCCTCGTGGTGTCCTTGTTGGTAGCAGAAGTATCATCTACCACTTTGTAATATGTTTGGTTGTACAAAGTTGCATTTGTACCTGTTGAGTTTGGTGTAAGATATGTGATTATACCTGTGGGATCAACACTTGTTCCGCCATTACCTAATGCCATCTCATGCACAAAGCCTGTTGTCTTGTTTGCCAGCGAATTGGCCAATGCCTGAGACATGTTCTCGTAGTGGATCGCGTTTCTTTTATCAACGATGACCTCACCCGTCTCTGGGTCAAAGATCTTGATATGTCCCGTCATCATAACACCTGTGTTATCCTGGGGTTTTTTGTTTTCTTCTTTTGATTCTGTTTGTTTAGTATCCTGTGTCATCTAGTGTATTTATTCAGGTGAGTTTGTTGGCTCGTTAGCTATGAATTTAGCTTGTTGAGTGGTTGAAGCTTGTAAGCCCTTACCGTCACTAGGATTACTGCCTAATGTTGTATACCAAACCTGTCCTTTCTTGTGTAAGATTTTAACCTGTGTACTGTCAGTTGGAACAGTGCTTAGAGTCACTGTCGCAGTAGATCCGTCCACAGAATAGTTAATAGTTGATCCGTCCTCGCTAGTGAGCAACAATCGTTGGCCACCAATGAATATGTCTAACTCACTAGCGGAAGCCGGTATCTGTGATAGTGCAAACGCAACAGTACTGCCATCACCTGTGAAGGTATTGGTGTACACTGTGTCCGCATAAGGGATGGTTTGAGTTCCTGACGCATCTACCACTTCTGCGCCTGAACCATGATCCTTAATTCCTGTACCAAGCGTACCTCTTTTCAACTGTCCTAAAATATTTCCAGTTTTAGTGAAGTACTCTATTCTCTCCTTGTCTATGAAGATCACACCCGGCATGTTGTTTGATGCAACAGGTGTTGGTAAAATTGTTCCGTCGTCGACTGTGATCGTCTGCGATCCTTCTACTATGTCGTTTATTACCTGTGTCGTTGACGTTTTGCTGATACGCTTGTAGAAAGTCCTATTAAGCATATCTTTGAATATCCTAAATCCTGTGCCACCAATCGCTGTATCAAGTGCGAAGTACATCACATCTAGTCTGTCTGACGATGTTATTGTCTTGTTCACTACTGTGATCACGTTGCCGCTCAGTGTGTAGTCATAACCTTGTGTCAGTTGTACTCCATTCAACCAGACATAAGTGTACGTGGCGTTCAGTGGAGTAAATCTCAAATGGAACGTGTTGCTTGATTGTCCTTCCAGCACTTCTCTTCTTAGTTTCATTCCAAGTGCGTTGTTGAATGTTGTCACTGATATCACATCGTTAGTGGACAGTGGCTGGCCATTTGATGCCAACTGTGTTTGGTTTAATATTATGTCTGACCCTACGTTGTAGTAATGGTAATCCGCCAATGTTGTTATAGCAACTACGTCCGTGCTTGCCGGGGCGGTGATAAAATTCACCCTGTCCGGTGATCCTGCCGAGTCCGTGGTCGTCGTAGTTGTGTCAGTCGTTGTTGACGATACATCTGTCGTGTGTACTCCATTTCCTAGATCTACTGTGTAGTGGGTGTTCAGTATCTGCTCTACTCCGTTCACGTGTATCTGTATCTGCGAAGTACTCGTGATGACCTTGACTGGATCTATCGTTGAATCTTCTCCCAGAGGTAGATCCTCTTCTATGTCCGTTGTGGTTGCAGTTGTGTCCGCTGAATTTGTTGTTGTGTCTGCCGTTACTTGTAGGCTTCCTAGGCCTGACAATGGATTGAAATCAAATCCAACAGTCGTCCCGTCTCCCATGTAGTAACTAACATCTGGTCCTCTCAGTACTTTTCCGTTTGCCTCGACGATTGTCAAACCTGATAGTGGACCTATCGATCCAGGTGGATAAGTTAGAGTGTATCTGTCTGTGCTACCATCATATGTGATCGCTTGGTTCCTGATGCTCGCAAAACTTCTTGTCGAGCTGGATGACTTGTTGAAGCCAGCTATCTGAATGAATGAATTTGCTGTCGGTGCCGTGTTGAATGTCACCGTGATCGTGTTCGCAGTTGTCGTGGTCGAGAAAGCTGTTGTAGGTACACCATCTACTGTTATGTACATGTCAGACACAGTTGAATCTAAATTAAATTCACCCCTCGTCGATGTAGTGAACGTGACTGTGCTTCCGTCTCCTGTGTATTGATCCAGCACCCTGTAATTCTCTCCGCTTATTGCAAAAACTTTTGTTGACACGACCGAATACTCTGCAGGTGCAGTGCCAAATGTGATTGTTTTATTAGCGACATCGATTGTGTAGTCCGTTGTCAATTTTTTAACCACACCGTTCACTGAAACTGTTACTGATCCCAGTGTTCCTGGATAGTCACCGATGCTGAATGTTGTCGTGGAACCTTCGACTCTGTGATTCTTCTCAGATATAAATGGTACTCCCGATTCTGGAGATGTGTAAACTTTTATGTCCAGTGTGTCAAAAAGCTGTCCTGGCACTGTCTCTTCCGGTGCATAACTGGTGTCTGGTGATATGAAATCATCACCTTCCATTATGATGTCGCTTGGTGCGTGTCCTAGTGCTGACCTGAATAATCCGCCCTGTACTATGGAGTCGAGTGTCCTGTCATCTGTTGGGGTCAACACACCATCGTCATCGAACGGTATGAACTCCACTAGTACACCTGCGTCAGGTATAGCAGATAAAGTAAATGCTGTTGTTGTTCCATCACCTCTGAATATATCGTTTAATTTTTGCCTCGAGCTGTCACCAGCAGTTATGTAGACCTGATACACATCACTAGTGGCCGGTGCTGGGGTGATAGTGAATGTTGCTGTCAGTCCATCGGCACTGAAGGCTTTTATCCTAGATTCACCATACGTGTCCCAAGGGAAATTATACCAACCTTCCTTGTCCCATCCTTGTCCCTGTGAGTATAATAAACCTGTGACCATTGTTCCACCGTAGTCAACTCCTGACATCACTTGTGAAAGTTCATTGCCTGCCATTCCCGATCCTGGTGTGTAGAAACCTTTGGTCCTGTCCGCGGCCGTTAGTCCTGTTTCATCACCGTACACTTTGTACACATCGCCGATGTTGTCATCGAACACTGTGGTTGCTGTGAAGGCATTTGTTACCTTGTAAAGTTGGTTTTTATATCTAAGTAGATCATTGTACGCATAGCTGGTCAATGCCGTCCAATCGACCACTCTCGATGTGCTAGAAACCCTATCAAATTTTATTGTTGTGTTTATGTCCCTAACAAGATCGTTGCTAAGGTTCGTGTATGCTCTAGCGGTGTCAGACGGTGTTGATCCATCAGATGCACCTCCGGTCAATACCACCATAGGTGTTAAAATGTAGTTTGCACCAGCACTTGTTACAGTTATTTTTGTCACTGTGCCACTAACAACCGTTGCCGTGGCAGTCGCCGCAGTAGTAGCCGGTGTTGTGTACATCTTGTATGCACCGGATATTGTTGACTGTGCATGATTAGAAATTTGACTGTCTGGCATGTAGAACGTTCCTGCGTACCCATCAAATGTGTGAGAGTGTGATGTACCAGATCCGCCATTTTGCGAGTCCCAGATGTTAGATTGTTCAAGACTACTGAACAATGGATAGTAGTAACCGTAACTGCCTGAAGACGCTCCACTCGAACTTGTTGCCAGTATCTGGAAAGGTCCTGTGGAACCTACTGTTCCTCCCACTATCGTGACTGTCGGGGCTGTGGTGTAGCCGGATCCACCTTTGCTGACTGTTATAGATGAAACGTGTTTCTTGTGGTAGTCGTTCCACATCTGCCAAGGATATTGAGTAAGTTTATCAGTGTCGGAATCAACATTCAAAGATCTGATCTTGCCTGTCGTCGCATCATAGAATGTTGGACTGTCGAAGTCTGTGAACAAACCGTCCTGTGTCTCTGTACCTGTGTGTCCCAATCTGTATTCTCTTAATTTTGTGTGGAAGGGTTTCACTTCATTGATGTAGCTCTCTATCCAACTGTCTGTGCCTGATGTGTATGTCTTCCTCTGGTCCAGTGGTCTGACAGAGTTCTTGGCGTTGATGAATGATGTCTTAAACATCCAGTCAACATAGATCTGTTCTGAAAGTACCTTGCTCAATCCTATGAAGAACAGTGTGTTGTACTCGATCGCCAGTGCATTTATGAATATATCATCTCGCAGTGCCGTTAAAATATTTCTAGTCTCTATGGAAGGTTCTTGGTCAAAGAAGTTGTCATCAAAGTTGTCATCTCCAGCGAAACCAGATGCATCCTGTGAGTAGTCATAAAGTTTGGTCGATAGCCTGATCGTCCCGTTCTCTGTTCCCACGTTTGTGTAACCTGTCGCAGTCTTCATGAACAGTTTCCATCCACCTGTGTCTGCACTAGTAACTTTGACATGCTTACCTACTGCAAGAGACAGTGTGTCTAGTTCGTATTCGTAGGTTACCTGTTTGTCAATTTTTGTATTTTCACCATGGAGCATTCCATGTACATCAGGATCTGTGCCGTACCAGTCTGTGTAACTCCAATACGATGATGTGTTGTAAGTTTGTATCTTTGTTCTAGTGAATTCTGTGCCGTCCCATGTGTATATCGCCCAGTATCCGTTGGCTGTTTCATCTGCTTTGACAAGGTATCTCACTGTTCCTGACAGATCCCTTGTGTCTATGTAAGTCAATTCCGCGTATGTGTCTATTGACTGATCCCATTCTAGGCTCTGTACTGTGGGTTCTGGTTCTTTGGCATCAAGGTTGGTTAGGTTTATCTGACCAACCAACTGATTTTTCTTCAACACAGTGTTCGTGTAATCTATTATCTCTTTCAAAGCATTAAATCTGTCCACGTACCAACCCTGTCTCGGTCTCGTGCTGTTTCCGTATCTCTCGTTCACAGGGAGGTCTGGATCTGGCACTAGGTCTCCTGATGTGTTCTTGCCTGCTAGTGAATCCCACCAACGTGACTCTATCCGTGCTCCTGGTCTGTAGTCCTTGTCACCTTCCCTGGCCAACTTCCAAACAGAGTGTGCATCTGCTTCAAAATTATTGGTCCTGACGTCAACGTTTAGTGTTATTTCGTCACCGATAAGGTTGTTGACATTGTTTATAATAAACTTGGATGTGTCAGTCACTGAGTAATACTTGAAACCATACCTTTCAGGATTCGCTATCAGGTTTGCCACGTATGCTGTTGTGTTCTTCCGCACTACCACACTGTTGGATGGTATTGTTGCTTTGTTCTTAACCCAATAGTAATAGTAGTTGACGAATGAATCTAGTCTGGAGTTGTATCTCGGTATCACTGTGTACTGCGTATCGTCACCGTTCAGTGCTGTGCCTGTTATCCTTTCCGTCGTGCCCTGTTGTGTAGCGGATCTGGTGTTCCATTGACTAGGTAGGAATGTTGATTCCGTCCATTCATATACGTCTATGCTGGATCCCGGGAAGAGTTGACCCCAGTGGTTTGTTTTGAATTCTTGTTCTCCTTGTTCGTACCATGTCCACTTGACTGTTGACAGATCCCACCATACCTCCCCTATGTGCTTCTCTGCCCAGTGTGTTTTACCGTCGGCGTTTGTTCCAAAATTGTAGGTCGCAGGATCCCAGGTGGTCTTGATGTTGATCTCTCTGTCGGCTACTCCTAGTATCCTTCCTTTTACGGGATCGTAGAGTTCGTAGTAGTCTCTGATCTGTTTGGTGCTGTTGTTGAATTCGAAAACTTGTCCCATTTTATCTATGTCGATCAATGCATCTTCCGTCACTATGTTGTCCCATGCGTACTTGCCGTTCACTGTTAGATCATAAATGTTGACCGTTCCGTCATTCGAGATCTTAGAACTTCCGTCACTGGTGTCCGTGTTCCCGTCGTCATTGGGGGATCCTACAAGAACAGTGTTGTCTATCATGCATAGACCTCTCCCAAAGTCATCATTCTCTGACACGCTGACTGATACCAGGCTGTCGTCTATCACAAATTTGGTGTTGTACATCGTGGCCGTGTATGCACCACCTGATCCCGTGTTCGGATCAACCACCCTGGTGTCCTGTAGATCAAACGTGGTCCTGCCGGAGTCAAATTTTATCTCCCTGACATTTGCAAAGTTTTCAGCACCTATAACCAGCCTCGTTCCTGAATCGTTTATGTCCAAGCTAGTTCCAAATTTCATGTTGCTCTGTGTGTCCGGAGCACTTAAGGTCTGTTGTAGTGTGTATGTGTTCGTCGAACCATCTGCATTCCACTTGTAGTAGTATATCGCACCAGCGTCTGGTTGTTCTGTGCCGTCCACCCCAGGAGCTCCTATGATCAGTGATGTTCCGTCCTTGCTCATTGCTATAGCTTCTCCAAAAGCCGTGTTCACGGTCGAACCATCCGACGCAACACCTGTCAGTGTCTGTGCCAGTGCGAATGAGTTCTGTGAACTCCCATCGTTGCTCTGTGAAGTCTTGACGAATATTTCCACCTTGCCTGCGTTGCCTGGTGCTAACGAACTGACTGCCAGTATGTCACCGTTGTCGTTGGCTTGTATCCTGTGTCCGAATCTTTGTCCGCTACCGCCATCCGGTGCTTCTATGGTGTAATCCTGTGTCCACGTGGAATATGTTGATCCATCTGCACCGATACCCCAGGTGTACATGTACACCCTGCCCGTGTCGCTGTCATGTCCAGGTGCTGAAACAAACAGGTATTTCTGTGCCGTGCTTCTCAATGAACTTACTGTTGGTTCTGAAATCTTGTGGGCCCAACCGAAATTTAGATTTTCGTTGGCGCTCGAGCCATCTGTTGGCGGTGTGACTGTTTCCAGTAGTCCATACTTGAATGTCGTTGGATCCCAAACATAGATCTTTATTAATCCCGAGTTCAGTTGCCTAGTACTGCCGTCTAATCCGATCGTGTTGGTGTATGGCGCTCCCGCTACCACAAAGTTCTCATCCGTGCTCATAGACAACGATTCTCCCAATCTACTGGTGTTGTCGTCGTTGTCCGTCATTGTGCCTACTGATTGCGACTGTAACAGTGTCCCTGCCTCCGACGAGACCCTGAAAAGGAAATTAATTTCTCCCTGTCCCTTGCCTGGAGCTGAAACAATAACTGCCCTGCCGTCATTCCTTGCCACTATCCTGTGACCGAACTCCTGGTCTACCGTTTCACTGTCCGGTGATAGTACTAGTGCTGTTGTGTATGGATCTTGTTTCTCGTACACACGCCACAGTCCTGAGCTGTCAGCGTCAGCGAATACCTTGTCTCCTTCCTTTGCTATGGCTTCGTCCTTGCTATTGTAGTCGGCGTGGTTGAGCAGGTCATTCACGTTGTCCATCGAGGCCAACCTCACCGATATGAACTTGTAGATATTGCCGTAACTGTCTGCCGTTGATCCATCTGCTAGTGCCGGTATGAATCCTGTGTTGCCTGCGTAATCTATTATCACAGTCCTGTGGTCTGGTGTGCTGTCCACTCTGTACACTCCGTTGAGTGTTACTTCCTCACTGTTCGATATGCCAAAGTAGTCGGCCTGTGTGCTAGTGGAGCCTGCTGACAGGCCATGTGAACCCGTGAATGTTATCTCCAACTGCGTGACGTCATTTATTGGTGTCAGTGAAGCTATCCTGTATCCAGCTGATGTCAATCTAAAAACGTCCCAATCCCTGTTGCTCTTGTTGGCCACCCATACCAGATCATTGGACGTTATGGCGTTCATGTCTAGGTTCACCAGATCGACAATGTTAAATGCCGTGTGCTGTACCTGGTTCAATTGTGGATATCCTGCTGTCTTGAAAACTTGTGCGACATCTCTGTCCACTCCTTCTTGTGAATAGTCCAACCTACTGAATGTTGTTGCGGCCGTGTAGTCTACCGGCCTACGATATAGATCCGTTTTCGCTATGTAGTTGGATCTTGAGTATTCCAATGTGCCATTTGACGTATCAAACAGTTCTATACTCTGTGGGTCTGCAGTGATCTTATTAGCCTCCAGTGTAATCTGTATGTTCTCTACGGAATCCGTGTTGCCTAGTGTCCCTGACCTGATCATCCATTCTGGATACAGGTCCAGTGTTATGTCCTCTCCCTCGTACTTGGCTTTAAGCAGTCTGTCTACGGCGTTCTGTGTTCCCTTCTCCCTGATGTAGCCCTGGTAGAATTTGTATTGTGAGACATCGTTGACGAAAAGATTTTCCAAGTAATCCCTTGACTGGTAACCTATCAGTCTCTGTGCCAACTGTTGCTGTGACTCATCGAAGTTGTTAGACTCCAGTTCGTAGAAATCATTGAACTGTGATATCTTGTAGTCGAAGTTTGGAATAAGTTGTGGTGCAGGTTTCTCTGCTTTTAAAATCCAGCTGGCACTGTCAAATTTTGTTGCCGAGTTGTGATTGACTCTTGCAACATAGAACTTGCCTTGGAACTCTATTGAGTCGCCTACGTTGTAGTCTGTGTTGGCCGTCCAGTAAGTTACCTGTGCCGCATCAAAGACGAATCCTGGTGCATAGTAATCCCCATTCCATCCTGCTGTTTTGAAGCCAACTAGTTTGAGTCTCTGCTGTCTGAATCCTGTGAATGGATCATATATGATGTCCGCGAACACTGTGCTGTTGTCAAACAACAGGATGTGTTCCTTCTGTACGGTGTTCAGTGCTATGTTGTACAGGCCGGTGTCCTGTGATTTAATGCCTAGTTCGAATGTCTTGCCTATCCTCTTGGTGGATATATCCCGGATGTCAATCTTCCTGCCTCCTGCATCAAGCAGTGAATAATCTCCTGCAAGGTTCCTTAATCTGCCAACAACTGAATTGTTTGTGTCCAACTCAAACCCATCAGCGGCCGGTGAGACCGTGACGGCCGAACCCGGTGCCCATTCCTGGGTAGTCCAGAATAGGAATTCCCTCACTGCGTTTGCCCAGTTGAGCGTTTCCTTCAATTCGTTTGAATACTTGTTAAATTTAAATCCTTGGTCTTCTAGCCAGTGCCCGTGACCAAACAAGAAATCCGTGACATCCTGTATCGTTGTGAACACGTGACCATAGGGTATTGTCTGTGTGTCTTCCTGGTAGTAGTTGTATCGTGATACTGGTGTTGCTCCTGCTACAGAAACCGCTGATTGTGTCGTTGTCTTGACAGGATAATTAAATTTGAAATATGGCTTTGTTGTCGAATAGCCTAGGACCTTGTAGCCTCCCAACAGGCTGGATCCGTCCTGTCCGGTGTCAGTGTTCTTCTCTATCAACACACCAGAGTAGGTGAAACTCTCAACGGGGTTTGATGTCCTGAACAATATCTTGTAGTTCTCATCCGGTATGAATTTAGATCCTGTCGTCGACCCCGGAGATACAGAATCTGTCAACACTTTCAAATTATCCTTGTCTGTGAATCCTCCCAGCTTGTATGCCATCTGCACTGTCAGGTTCTTCATCTTGTTGTAATAGAATGCTGTGGTATCCACATTTCTAGATATCAAGTAGTTGACGACAAAGTTCTGATAGCCTGCTGTCTGATATCTCGTGGTTACACCTGTGCTGTTGTCTGTGATCGTCTCCAGATGGTACTTGGCCGTTGCAAGAGTGTTCCTTATTCCCGTTTCTGAATATATTTGGTTTCCCGCCGTGTTTGTTGATAACCTGGAAAGATCAAAATAGTTAGAGAAGAATTTAGCCGGTTTTGTAAGTGCCAGTGTCTTCATCACAGTGAAAGGATACGCACTGGATTTACGCCATGCCGTCTCCGCTGGTGCTTGGTCACCAAACTTCCATGTGGCCTGTCTTCCCGGTAGGTCAAGATTGCCTACAAGTCCTGCCGCAATTGGATCTAGAAGATTGCCCGACGCATCCACTGGTAGGTAATCCAGTATCTGTGGTTTACTGTGCTGTCCCGTTGCTGTCGCTACCGCATTCCAAAGAACCGTGTTACCTGACGTGTACGGTGCCGCACCATAAGTGCTTTCCCAATCTGTTGGCTTCTCCGAATGGCCCAACATCTCCCATGGTCTGACGTGCGGGGCATCTGTGTCGTAAAAATAATGATATATCGCTCTCCAGTGGCCTGGCAGTTTCTCGCTTGGTGTTATCCTGTTGGTTGAGAGGGCATAATTGTAAGTGAACGGTGCTCCTTCAACAAATTGTGTGTTGTTGATGTACTGCACATTGTTTCTGCCTGCCCATACATAGAAGTCCGTGCCCATTACCTCGTTGAGCTCTGTTAGTGTGTACTCCGTTGATGAGAATGCTGTCGGTTTTACATCGTGTATATCCAACAGTGTGCTGTCGTACGTGATTTTGCAGTTGTTGTAAATTCTTTTTTCTAGTTCTAAAATTAAATCATCTCTCTCATCACCATATGCCTTGATGAACGATCCGTCGTGTCTCCTGATCATTGTCTGGCTAGTGAGGTAGGTGTCGTCAATGAACGACTCCGGTTTAAATCTCGGATACATTCCAAGTTTAGTCGGAGATGGTGGCATGTAACTGCCTGTTGTGTCTGCGTAATCTTTGATCACCACCTTGTCACCTTCTGCAAGTGTGGCTGATATCTCTACGCTGTCATCTACTGTGCTGAACGTGTAGTCTGTTCCTGATAGTAATTGTGCACCATTCAGATAAACATAAACTGCTCTGTTGCTTGTGGTTGTTGTGTTGTGTTGCGAATCAAGTGCGTATTCTGTCTGTGACTCTCCCTGTACTGTGTAAGATCTGGTTGAAACATTTTCACCCCATCCTATCATGTCTTCATAGAAAAATGGGAAAGAAGAGTTCCTGCCCTCTGTTATCGATGAGATAATTTCATCTACCCTGTCAGCGGCAACACCCTCGTATGCTGTCCCTGTTGCGTGTGTAAGGAATGCATGGTACCATTTCTCATATTCTTGGCTGGCATACTCAATCGCAGAAATAAAATTAGAATCTTGATCTATCAGCCCAAATATCGCCGGCAACAGAGGACCCTCGTGTTGGTGTATGCTACCGCCTGTTAGTCTGGCGTCTGGTTTGTCCCTTAGATTAGATGTGCCCGGTACTGATCCTGTTATGTCCTGGTTCTTGTCAAATATGTCAACAACATGTTTCATTATCTGTCCATAGGTGTATGTCCCCGACTGTTGGTTTAAACTGTTCGTGGCCAAGCTGTCAGGTATCTCATATATGCCTTTGCCAACAACCTTGTCGGCACTGCTGTGGCCTGCTAACCTGATCTGATCGTCCACCGATAGTGCTTTGTTGAATCTCACATATTTGTTTGTTGTTCCATTAACAACAGTGTAATCCGTTGTCAGCGTCTTCCTGGATCCATTCACGGAAACTGAAAGTTCCAGATCCGTTATTGCAGAAGAATTCTCGTAGAAGTCAATGGGGAACAACTGTTTCTCTGTATCATCTGCCACAAACGTTCGTACCACCCTCTGTCTGCTCTCGTTCGTCCTCTTTATCCAGGCGCTCTTGGAGTTGTGTGTGGTACGGCCCGTGGTGTAGTGAAGGTGCCCTATCGCTAGGGTTTCGGTGACAGTTTTGGTTCCATCCTTGTATGTGAATGTTCCCGAAGTATGATCTGATTCAAAAACAATGTCGCCGACATTGTTTATGCTGTTGTATTTTACTTTTATGCCCAGTACCGTGTCTGTTGTTGCTGTGTCTGACGTTGCGAATTCAAACACCTTGGCCCCCGCAAATGACGAGTTGGGATATGTTGTTGTATCATCAAAACTTATATGCTTGTTGTCCCACATGCCAAACAACGGTTGTTGGTTGACCCCTGTCTTCTGCTGTGCTTCTATCCAGGCAGTGGTTGCACTGTCGTAATAGAAAGTCTTGCCCTGGTTCGCTGTCCCGAATTCTACGAATACGCTGTCCTTGTCTGCCGGCACTCCGTCTGCTTCCTCGGTCAGTGAGATGACCTGTGTGCTGTCACCTGCTGTCGCAAAGCTGACTTTGTAAATCTTGTTCTTTACTATGGGATCCGTGTCTGCCGCGAATATGACCCTCATTCCTTCTGTTAGTGCAATGCCGTCAACTATGTAACCTGTCTGTAGTACCACGTCACTGAAGGCATCCGTTGTCACCGTGTCATACAGTGTGACAGATGTTTTTGCAACCGTTCCGTGATTGTACAAAGCAAGTCCAGAATCAAATTCTATTATGGGTCTCTTGGCCCTGGAGTCCTCATCGAGTGTTGGTGTATAGCCGTTGATCCTGGCCGTCTCGTCTATGATGGATCTGTGGAACCATCTGTTGTACCTAGACCATGCATTCTGATCACGTGAATCTCTTTTTATCGTTATGTAATCTTTTGTGTCTGGCCTGTAGTATGCTTTTGCATAAGGCCTCGAGTCATACCCGACAGAATCATAAACTATTGTACTTTCTGTGGCATAGCTGGCCGGCGTTATCAAATCGTCCACATCGGTCAATGTTATGGCATCACCGACACCTTCCACGTAGTATTCTTTGTCTTGATAGTTTGTCGCAACCAAACTATTAGTAAATTTAACTTTCATTCCGTTTGATAAATTCAATGTTCTTAGGCTGTAATTTTTTACTCCCACTATATCGTTGGTCGGATCAATTGCCGTTGTTGCCGTTGTCGTTCTAATTTGTAATATCCCATACATTGAATCGTGATTGCCACACTGGTAATATAAAGTGTCTGGCGTCGATACAGCATCCACATATGTGGGTACTGTAAATGTCACTGTTCCATAGTCGGCACCGTTGTTGGTCACCCCTGTTGAATATAACGTCGATGTTGACCCATCTTCCGCCACCATGCTCTTGTAAGGTTCTGTCATGATCCAGAAAGGATGTCCCGTTGCGTTGACTTTGAATTTGTACGTGTTTCCCCTGTAAAGTTTTAATATGGGATTGTTTTCTCCCGGCCTGTGACCAAAATTATATGCACCCTTGGCAAGATTGACCACGTCATATTCTGCCACTGCTGATGGACCTGCCGAGTCTATCTCAATAGATGTCGGACCTTCCGGCATCCAGAAGTATTCCCTGTAATTGATCAACTTGTCGTAGTCTATGGCTGGATTCCAAGAGTAAACAGTCTCCTTGTTGATCCTGTCATGGTTGTCAACATTTCCTCCAAAGTACTTGATCTGGTTTATGTAGTCATCATAGGTTCCTGTGAATTTGACTTGGTCTTCTGGATTCACAGAAGTGGTATCTCTGTCCGTGTATGTGACAGCGGGTTCCAACTGGTAAGACATCCTGTCTCTGCTGGTAGCTGTAAGATATCGATCAGTTGGTTGTCTAGTGTAGGCATCCTGCCTACCGATGTAACCGTCCAGTCTCTCCAGTGAACCTTTCTGCACCAGGGGATCCAGTGTGCTTGACAAGAATCTCTGGTTTGTGTCTGTCCTGTAGAATGCTGGTAAATGCTGTACAGTTCTCCTGTACTCGTTGTCGCCCTGTTTGACAACTTCGTTGTTGGTTAATGAGTTTGTTGTATTGTCAGCCATTAGTATCCTGATCCACTACTGCCGGTACTTGATCCCGAACCTGTTGTAGTAGAGCCTGACACTGATGATCCTGTTGTCGTATTTGTCGTGGCAGTTGATGTCGCTGTAACCACAGTGCCGGATGCCGCCAATTGGTTGGCTCCCAGTGCAGTTATGATTGAAACATCATCAACGGTGGCCCCACTGATAAAAATCTCGTCTGATGCTGAATTGATCTGGAATAGAGACCCAAATCCTTGTCCTGCCTGGTTTGGCACAATCACCGCTGTCAGTAGATCTGGAGCAAGTTGATTGTGTACGTAGGCGGCCAGTTCTGTAAAATAAAAAGTATCACCGAAATCCCAGTTGTCCAATGCGAAGAATTCATTTACAGCGGCAATCACCCTTGTCTTGATCACTGCGTCCGTAACATTGGTTTTTGTGTTCTTCACTACTTTGAAGGTTGCCTGCAGTTGTTCATCTGCGTTCGCACCAAATAAAATTTTGTATTTCACAGGATGATACACGATCTGATCTGAAAGTGATTTAAGGGGATTCAGAGTCCCTGAATAATTTATCCTCAGTTGGTCTGACGTGGAGGTCAGTGGTTTTACCCCGCCGTCCTGTAACCATATCCTGAACAGATTATCGTATGTCCTCTCCAACATATAGATATCTACAATGTTTGACACGCTGGGATCTATCCTGGTCTCCTGTCCTGCGTTGTGTTTGTATTGGAAGCTGATAGAACTCCTACCTCTCCTCGCTATGTAATCTGTGCTTGTTGTCAGTGTGTTTGTGGTTGAACTGTAAGATTTTATCACATCCTCATCAGCATCATAGAAATAGAACAACTGTCCATCGGTGTATGTTGATGAATTTAAAATGATTGATGATTCTTTCTCTGTCACTACAAAATTTGTTGCGGCGTACGGTCTGTATCTCTCCACAGTATCATAAGATAGGTATTTCTCAAAGAAGACGAATTTTGTAGTTTCTGATAATGTTGGTTCTACCACTATATCAAAAAGTTCTGGATTGTCTACCACCCCGTCATCGTCATCATCATAGAAGCCGACCTTGACTTTCCTGTTGTCCTGGAATCCGTCTGCCTCGGTCACCGTGTCCACTACCTGCCACGTGATAGGATATCCTATGCTGTTGCCTGTTGAAACGATAGAGTTTGTCTTTAGTATTTTCACAGTGTCCTTGACACTTTTCCCTGTCTTGTAGTCGTAAATTTTTTCCTCGACATCATAATGGAATTTATTCTGTGATTCCGATTCAAATATGTAATCCATTTCCCTGTACTGTACCGTGTACGTGTTCCCGTCATTGGTGAACTTGAACCACCAGCTGGCGTCCAGGTTCGTCCCTGCTGTGCTACCGGCATTGTTGAGAGTGAACACTGAACTTGTGTTCAGGTTAGTGCTTGTGATCACTGTCCACAGTTCTGTGTCTATGTCGTATCTCAGACCGAATTCCTCGTATGCTTCTATCCTGTCGATTATGTTCGCTTCCAGTGTTGTCGAGAATGCTGTCGTGAATGCAGGTATCACCGCACTAAGCACTGCTCCGTCTGGCACTATGTTGTTGAGCGTTATTGGTCCTAGTCCCGACTCTAGATTTCCTACTCCGTTGTTGGCACCATCTCCTGCTACTGCTCCGATCTTTACCCATAGCCTGTCCTCGGCGTTTTCTGTTGTCGACGTGACCAATTTCCCGTTGAGGAATTTCCTCGTGTCCGGTGATGTGAATTTTATCAGTGAGCCTATTTTAGCATATTTCAGATTCGAGGTTGCGAAGTCGCCTGTGCTCAGTGCTCCTCCCGATGTGAAATAACCTGTGTTGGTGTTTGTCGACGTTGTTGTCGAACTCCACGTGGCGGTCAGTGCGCTCAGATCCTGTGTGCTGTATTTCAAGTAGTAGAACTGTCTAGCAGATGCTTCTTTTAATTTTGATTCAACAGATGTGTCTATAGTCGACTGTATGTTGCTCCTGTTGTTGAAGCCGAAGGTTAACTGCTGTATGCTCTCTTCTCTGTACAGAATTCCGTCCTCTGCGAACACGCTCACGTTTGAATACGCTCCTGTTGGATCTAGTATTTCTTTTGCCCTCGATATACCAGATGCTGTTCTGTTTACCGATCTAACCTTGACTATTTCCTGCGATGCTGACAAAGGGACAACCTGGTAGTCTTCCGCAGTTATCATCCTGTTCTGAGAGTAGTACACCTGTGGTGCCTTGTCCTTGATCGAAGCGTTTGATTCTGTTGCCGCGGAGTTGTAGACGCTGGCCTTGAGACTCGCCGTTATACTCAGAGACTGCTGTGCACCGTTGGCGTCAGTGTATGGCACCGTCAACTGTACATTCTGCATGTCTGCTGGCTGTATCGCATACTTGGCGTTGTCACTGGTCCTGTGGTATGTCCTGAATGATCCCAGTGGTAGGTTTGAGAAATTGCCATCACCAAACACAAGGTCAACGGCATCATCCGCTCTCGTCACAACATTGTAGATGTTCCTTTCCTCTTTTGAAAGTGAATTGTAGATTGCGTTGTTGCCTGACAGTGAAGGTACCGCGGTCCATTGTTCCGACAGCTGTCCAAACTGGTCCAACTTGTACAACCAAACATCAGTGTCGTTGATGTTTGAAATGTTTAAGCTCTTGATGTAATTTGTTACGGCCGTGTCCACGGAAAAATCTTGCTGTTGCATCCTACCTTGTTTGAAGAGGAAGAAGAATCCCGTGTTGTTCGAGCTGTCTCCCGACCCATCTGATCTGTACGTGTAGGTCAGTCCTGTTCCCGGTATCGGTGGTGACTCGTATATCGATTCCGAGTCGTTTATCGTGCTCGGCACTATCTCGAATTGTCTGCTGGTTCCCCCTATAGCCTTGTTGAAGTTGAATATCGGTAGGTCCAGCTGGTTGGAGCTCAGTGTATAAACTTCTGTGTCGATGCCTCCTACTGATTTTGCTTCCCTGGGTTTGCCAAATAGCTGTCCCGTCTGGTTGGCCGCATTTAAGATTGATGTGAACTGTTCTCTGTAATTTGAGTTTGCTGAATCATTCCATATAATTGTGCCGTTTGCGAGATTGATTCCCGAAGAATCTGTAACGTCCTGTGTCGTAGATATAGCATCGATCTTCAGAAGTCCTGTGGCTGGTTGATTCCTCTTGGCGTTGTAGTTTATCAGCCTCGCCAATCTCAACACCGAATTCCTTCTCTCCGCTGTTTCCAGGAAGTTCTCCCTTGCGTTTAGATCCACCCTGAATGAAAGTGCTTGGGCCACGTAGGCTATCAAGTCAATCAGTGCTACGTATTCAGAACTCTCCACGAAATCGTTGAAATCATCTGGGTAGTTCTCACGGAGGTATGCCACCATGGTCCTTCTGAGTGTCTCGAAGTCGTAGCTCTTGAAGTCGGCCTGCTGGAATGATTGATAGATCTTCCTCCAATCTTCGGCAACTAGTAATCGGTTCTGTCTGTCTGTTGTGGCCATATTTTTATCAACTTGTTAACAACGATATTTATGTGTTAGGAAATGTGCGTACTTTAAGATAGACGCGACAGTGAGTTCTCATCAAAGCCAAATCTCAATTTCTCTGTGATATTCAGTGGAACATACGTGATAGTGGCCTGTATGGCTATGCCCTTGTCCGCTTCCGTGACCAATATCTCTTCCGTGGCTATACGTGGATCTGCGTTGAGATTCGCCGTGACATCCTCTAGAATGGCGTCCTTTAGTGCTTCAGTGAACGGCTCAAATATAGCATCGTATATTATGGTGCCGAACTCCGGGTTCTCCACCCTCTCGCCCTTTCTTATGCTCAGTCTGTTTATGAGATCCTGTTTGGCACATTCAAAGTCATACAGTTTGAAGTTCTGTTTGTCCGCCTTGGAACTGAAACCCTTGAAGGTCACGGTCTTGTTAGTCAGATTTGATCCACCACCGCCACCGCTACCGCTACCATATGCCATTAGTTCGATCTCCTAAATTCAACATCCACCTTGCTGTAATCCACCATGTAGAATCCTGTGTCTGTCATTTGTCTCGCCCATGGAACTTCCTGGGCCATCACGCCCTCGTATGTTCCTGCTGACTGTTTGTATTTAAACGAATATATGTTGATACCCATGGGTGACTTGCCAACTAATCGTATGTCTTCTTTCAGTCTGCTGTCGCTCCATTTGAAGCCTTTAATGAAATCTTTAGCATAGTTGAATGCCTGTGTAGTATACTTTGATACTACGCCTTGTATGAAACCCGAGGCCGCATTCTTGATATCATTTTTATAAGCAACGGCTTTATTTTTTAGGTCATTCAGTGCCTCGAGATTCACTGTCACCGCCTCTGATAGTCCCACGATGTCCTTGGCATAACCACTTACCTGTTTCGTGAACTTGGCCACGTCCGGATTGGCCAGTAATTTTGTTTTTACATTGTTCAGTTGTGAGAGATCTAGTTTCACGTTGTCACCCACGATTTTCCTGATCTCACCCGACACATCAGCTATGTTGGGTTTGTTCTGTAATTTTGTTTTTAAATTGTTCAGTTGTGAAAGATCCAGGTTCACGTTCTCGGTTATTCCCGTAATTTTCTTGATCTCCCTTGATATGAAGGCTACGTCTGGATTGGCAAGTACTTTTGTTTTTATGTCGTTCAACTGTGAAGAATTTAGGTTCACGTTTTTGCCCACGATTTTACTGATCTCACCTGACACACTAGCGATAGAGGGTCCGACCAGTAACTGTTGTATGTTGTTCAACTGTGAAGAATTCAGTTTCGTGTTGTCGCCAACGAGCTTGTTTATCTCCGTTGATGCGAACTCGGATACCCTGTCGCTGGTCACACTGACTATCTTGTTGACCTCGGCTAACACGGCGTCTATGCTGTCCTTGGAAAGTAATTGTTTTTTTATGTTTTCCAGGTCCTGTGATGACATACCGGGATTCCCCGACTCTATGCTTTCCAATATCTGATTGATGTATCGCTTCCTTATCGCAGTACTGCTGGTCCTGGTGTATGGCTCGTGTGTAACAAAATCTGACACTGTGGTCTTGTTTGCAATCTTGTTTGGTTGGGCTCCTGATTTCTTTTGCACAACTGCATTGTCAAATTTATCAACACCTATTGTTTTATCATCTATCTTTGAATTATATGGTCTGAATGGTCTTCTACTGTCTATGTCTATCAGTGCGGCGTCTCCATCAGTGACCTCACCTCCTGTTACCTTGATGCCAACCCGTTCAGACTCTGGCACCAACCATGATGGCCCCCATCCTGCTCTAGCACCCTGTGAGTTCATGTGTACCTGGGCGCCAGCCAGGTCTATGTTTCCGCCCGCCCCGTGCATCTGTGTCCCACGTGTGAAAGACGTTATCTGTGTCGCGGCGTAACTTCTCAGATCACCCTGTGACGAATTGAGTATCGAATTCTTCGCCATCGTCTGTACGTTGAATCCCCCGTTGAGGTTTACGTTCTGCTCCGCCGTGAAGTTCAGACTGCCCTTTGCGTGGAAGTTCACGTGCCTGTCCGAGTGTAGGTTGAAATCCTGTTTGGTCCTCATGTTTATGCCTCCGTCTGAGAACACACTTATGGTGCCATCCTTCTCCATCTCTATGAATGCCTTTCCTGAACCGTTGGCTATGTACACCGTGCCCTCTGTGTCGTGCATCAAGATCTGATGTCCCGATGCCGTCCTTATCCTTGTCAGCTGGTTTTCTCCATTGATGTCTCCGTCGTCCATGACAAAGCTGTGTCCAGGATTCCTGTCTGGCCTCACCACGCTGTTGTCTAATCCTATATTCTTTTTTCTCGAATCCGATCTTATGGCTCCTGGTGTGCTGATCCCAAACACCTTGCTGGGAGACTCCCTCCTTGCGGATGATGTTATTGTCCCCCTCACAGGATCTTGCACAAGTCCTTGTCCTTTCATCTGATCCGCTAGTATGTCGTTGACCGGAAGCTTCCATTTGTCGACCGTGGCCAGTACCTCGCCATCTGCATAATCCAATTGGTTCTTCTCACCGGCTGGCAAACTCTCCGTGCCATATAAATTTGATTTTGTCGTTCCCCCCAATTCCGATGCCTCGGCCGGAAGGCTCGTGTTCGTTGTGGCACCGTGTGCCGGAATCTGTTGGTTCACCAGTGGCTTCTGCACACAACCTATCCAGAATGCAGTGTTGGCGGTCCTGTCTCCCTTGGCGAATACTACCAGTACCTCTGTGTCTATGTCAGGTGGCACCGCCCAGAACCCGTAGGAGTGCTGTGTCTCCCTGTAATCATAAGGATCTGTCTTCGAGACTGCCTCAATGCTCTTGGCACCGTAGAACGGTGACAGGTACTGACACCATATGATCTGGTCTGGCTTGGGTCGTGTCGTGTTCGTCAGTGCGGGAATGTTCACTCCCAGTCTCCCCATCCTCAGGGGATCCGTGACTGTTTTGACCGTCGCCACGTAAGGTCCGGCATCCTTGGCGTGATTGGCCTCACCGAAGCTCTTCTGGTTGTCGTGTGTGTCTGAAAATCCCTGTGTGTTTCGTACCATACTATAATTTATCCTACTCGTCTACTCCCAGTACTTTACCATCGCGATCGAGTATGGCATCTGAGCCACCTGCGAGATCGCTAATCTGGTCTGCCACAATGTCCCTTAATGTTTGTTTGTCGTCAGCTTTTTTATCGCTAATAGTTTTTAAAATTTTATTGGTGCCTATGTCCACGGATGCTTTCAGTGGTTCTGTTCCCGCACCCTGTTGATTGTTGAACCTAGAACAGTGCAGTGTCTGTGTGAACTGTCCGTTGTCAAATTTGCTGTCGATCTTGTTGACCTGGTAAAGCCCGTTGAAGAAGAGATCCTCGTCTCTAGTTTTCCCCCCATCGCTGAACATCAATCCCTTGTTGTCATTCAGGTCATCGGGTATCCTGTAATTCACCGCTATTATGGGCTGGAAGGAGTCCGAGTTGAAACTTTCGAATGCTCCACTGAACGTTCCCTGGCCACCCGCTTTGGTGACCCTGTCCTGGTGTATGGGCATGTACATGTCCTGACAGAGGTATGCTGGGTCTCCCAGTATCTCCAGTTCAATACGGATCATATCTGCTTCTGGATTTGTCAGGTAATCATAGAACTCCTGGAGCTTGGGATTGTCTTGCTCGGTGTTCACTGTGCTACGTCCCTTGTTGATGGACGGATACTGCCTCAGTGGTTTCAGTGGTTCTGGATATTTTTCCCGGCCAAATATTTCCTGGGCCGATTTTGCTATCCAGTTGAAAATACCTCGCTCCGCCTGTCCCTTGTCGTCACCCCGGACATTCCTCCTGTAGTAGGCCGTCTTGTAGTTTATCTTGAGGTTCTGCACATCTAGGTTTGCACCTGTGTATATGTAGTTGTATTCCTTGTGTACCTTTTTGCTCCAGTCCACACCCGACACACTGACGCCCGGTGTTATCAGTTTCAACACATGTATCTTGTATGGTATCGCCTGGTATATGATTTTCTTTGGGTGCATCCTGGTTATTTCGTCGAATTGGTCAATGTCTGTTTCTACCGTGGTCTTGATCTTGAACCAATTCACGTACTGGTTCTCCATCAGGACGGATTGCATCTGATCACTGTTTACAAATTCGGCAAGTTTCCCTTCGTCGTTCAGTATTTCATCTTTCACTTTCGCGGATCTCAGGTAAGTCACCCAGAAGCTTTCTGCCAGGTCCTTGTAACCTGTGAGTGACCTTATGGCATCCTCGAAGAATTTAGTAAGGGCAGTTGTTGTGCCTGCCGTTCCCTCTAGTTTCTCTATTCGTGTAGGTTGATTGAATACGGAGATTTCACCATCTTCTCCAATTACAACACCCTTGTCTGCATTGGCAACTATGGTGGCATTGGTCTCATTTGAAGCATAGGCGACACCGTACTCCAGCACTCTTGGATCGATGATAAACTCATACACGTCTGGGAGCTGTCTCTTCTTCTCCTCTATCTCGTTCTGCATCATGGTCACGTTCAATACTTCCATGACCTTCCTCGCCCAGTCCAGTGGTGTGGACACTGCCACGGGGACGTCGGTCCTTGGAAACTTGTACCTGTCATCGTAGCCCAGATCTGGGTATGGCACGGCTATCAGGCTGTACCTTGCCCCGCCCTCGTTGACGTCAAACTCCACACGTGCTATGCCGATGGGTATCTTCCTGACCAGTGGTTTTGTCTTCACCTGTTGACCGTTCTCGTTAAATCCCTTGAATTCTATCGTCAGCAACAGTGGAGCGTCCTGGTAGTCCTTGTAGCCATTGATCCCTGTCGCGGCATTGACCTTCTCTATCAGGGTCACGCCATAGGGCTCGTGTATCTCGAATTCTATCTTGGTGAAGTTGCCCAGGCCCCTCTCTGGATTGGGGCTGGCAGTGGATATCATGTTGACGTTCTCTATGAACAGGTCATGTGCCCGTTCCAGTATCGATATGCTTCCTGAGAAATCCCGCTTGAATTGGGACTCGTTTGATCTTGTGGCTATGGTTGATAAACCAGTAGGTGAATTAAATTGTCTGGTACTAATATTGGCGTCTCCTATGCCGCCGGTCCTGGCTATGATATCATGTGGTGCATTGTCGAGGAAATCGTGTGATTTCATTTCTTGTTCGTTGATCCCGCTCAAGGTGAATATTGTGTTGTAAGATGCGAACTGGTGGAGCAGGTTTGGACGTAAATTACCTTTACCTCCTAGTCCTTTTGACGTTCTGTCGTAGTCGTTGCTGTCTACTCTTGGAATTAAATATGCACCAGTTCCTTCGTAGTCGTTGTTGTCTACTCTGCCAAGATCGTAGTCGTTGTTGTCTACTCTGCCAAGATTTTGAGTTCTAAGGTTGTTCCTAAGGTTACTGCCTCTCCCACTGTCGATGTTAGATGTTGTTTTTGATGATCTCTTATTGCCTCCTACTTTCGCCATACTATACTCCTAGGTCACGAGTTATGTTGGCCGGTTTTGGCAACTGTATAGTCACTCCTGGTTTGAAATCGTAGATGGGATCCTCAATCTGGTTTGGGTTACGCTGTGCGAACACCCACCACAGCCTGGGTGAACCATATAAATCATAGGCCAGTAGGTCTGGTCTG